CTGAACGCGGTCAGTACCATCGCGCTCGACCTCCTCGACGCCGGGGCCGTCATCTACGACCTCGCGGTGGTCGGGAGTGTCACGGTCACCCTCGACCTCCTCGACGGGGCTGCGGCGGTCTATGACCTGACGCTGGCGCCCATCTACGACCTGACCCTTGACCTCCTCGACGGCGGGGCCGCCATCTACGCACTGGACGTCATCCCGGACCAGTTCGTCACCCTCGACCTCCTCGACGGGTCGGCCGCCATCTACGCGCTGGATGTCATCCCGGGACCGCTCGGGGCCACGCTCGACCTCCTCGACGGCGGAGCGACCATCTACGCGCTCGACCTCATCCCGGGGCCGGTGGACGTCACCCTGACGCTCCTCGACGGGGCTGCGGCCATCTACGACGTGACCGTCGAGTTCGTGCTCGACCTCGGGCTGCTCGACGGTGCGGCGGCCATCTACGACCCGGCCCTGACGGTCGGGCCGGTGACCGTCACGCTCGACCTCCTCGATGGTGCTGCGACCATCTACGACCTGACGGTGGTCCCCGGGGGGGCGCTTGACCTTCCGCTCCTCGATGCCGTTGCGGTCATCTACGACCTGACAGTGGTCCCGGACCTGCTCGTGGGGCTCGACCTGCTCGACGCTGGGGCGACCATCTACGACCTGACAGTGGTGGCTGGCAGCGCCATCACGCTCGACCTGCTCGACGCCGGCGCAACGGCCTACGACCTGACCATCACCACGTCGGCCTCGGCCATCACGCTCGACCTGCTCGATGGTGGAGCGTCGGCCTACGACCTGACCATCAGCCCGGAGGCGGTCACTATCGGGCTGGCGCTCCTCGACGGTGCGGCGGCGGTGTACGACCCGACGCTGAACCCTATCGTTGAGGCCATCCTGCCGCTCCTCGATGCCGGCGCGACCCTGTATGACCCGACCCTGACTCCGGGGCCGGTCGAGGCCATCCTGCCGCTCCTCGACGCCGGCGCAAGCCTCTACACGCCCACCATCACCCCGGGAGCCGTCACGGTCCAGCTCCCGGTCATCGACGCCGCCGGGGCCATCTACACGCCCGCCCTGACCGTCGGTGCGGCACCCATGTCGCTCGACCTCATCGACTCGGGAGCAGCGGTCTACGCCATGTTGCTGACGGGCGGGGCCGTCGGCGAGACGGTCTTCATGTCTGCGCGAGCAGGTGATACGCTCAACAGCGGAGGGGACATCATGCGACAGCAACAGCGACAGGCGTCATCGCGATGAGCTTTACGTATGCGGAGCTTGTCCGGGGAGCGTGCGGTGACCGGGGCACCGTCACCCGAGATGTCGCATCTGGTGACGACACCTCGACGGAGTTCTTCCTTGCTGCCCCACCGCTCATCGGTGACTCGCAGGCGGTCACGGTCAACGGTGCCCTTCGGACCGAGGTGGCGGCGGCCCCGGGTGCGACCGAATACACCCTCGATGACGAGACGGGTCAGATAGTCTTTGGGTCCGCTCCGCCGCAGGGCACCGACAACGTCGTGGTCATCTACAAGGCGGTCCGCCTTCCCGACGCGGCCGTTACCGAGGCGTGCCGCCAGTTCGGCCTCGATGCCACGGCCATCTCCGGCACCGGGCCTGAGTCGGCTGTCTACAACACCGCCGCATTCCTGTGCGAGTGGATGGCGGCCGAGACGGCGAGCGACTACGACTTCGATGCCGACGGGCAGTCCTACAAGCGCGGGACGGTGTCCGCCCGGTGGGAGGCCATGGCGGAGCGGAACCGGGTCTTTGCCCGGCGGGCCGGCGGGCTGACATCCATCCCGGTGACGCGCCTCGACGGCTACGCCCGGCGAGGGGAATACACCACGCGTGACCTCGGCACGACGACCGCTGCGAACCCGCGGCGGCAGTTCTACGGCGAGCAGGACCAGCTCCCGTGAGTCTCTCCGGTCGGGAGCTACGGCGGATGCGCGCCACGGCGGACGCTCACCTTCCGACATCGTGCGAGATATGGCGAGCGACGCCGACAAGCGACAGTCGCGGCGGGCAGAGTCGTGTCTACGCACGAACGAGCACGGTGCGTGCCCGCTATGCGCCCATCACCACCGTCCAGTCGGCGGAACAGGTCTACGCAGACAGGCTCGGCGGGCTTCAGGGCTGGTGGTTCACCATGCCGCTCGGGACCGACGTGACCCTCGACGACCAGCTCCGCGCCGACGGACGGACGTTCGAGGTGGTATCGCTCGACAAGGGCCGTTCGTGGGACATCAGCCTTCGGGTACTCACCCGGGAGGTCGTCTGATGTCCAACGAGGTGACCGTCGCCAAGGTCATGTTCAATCGCATCCCGGCCATCGCCCGGGCGCTCGGGTCGGACGGCAACCGCATCGTGCAGAAGGTGGCGACCGACGTACAGCAGACGGTCGTGACCTCGATGGAGGGGAGCAAGAGCGGTCGCTACTACTCCATCCCGGGCGTCAGGTCCAGCACGGTCGGCGGCGGCGGGCGCCGGCATCGCGCATCGGCTCCGGGCCAACCTCCTGCCCGGATGACCGGGGCGCTCGCCGCGAGCATCTCCATCAAGCGGTCGTTCAACCGGGCGACCGTCGGCGCCAGCTCGTCCTACGCGCCCCATCTGGAGTACGGCACCTCGCGCATGGCAAAGCGACCGTTCATGCGGCCGGCGGCGCGCAAGCACCAGAAGGCGTTTGGCATGGCGGTGGGCATCATGGTCAAGCGCGCTGCGGGAGCGGGTCGATGAGCGCGGGAGTGGTCTACGCGGCCCTGTTCGCCCAGCTCACGCACGCCAGCGTTGCGGCCGTAGCACCCGGAGGTATTCACCGTGACCGTGCTCCAGCAGGGACGTCGTACCCCTTCGTGGTGCTCGGAGCGGAGCCGGTCGAGGTCAGCGATGTCTTGGCCGGCGAGGCGTACTTCGGTGGTGAGTGGACGGTACGGGTCGTGGACACAGGCGACTCCGCCAAGGCCGCCGACGACGCCTACGCCGTCGTTCATGGCCGTCTTCAGGCAGCCGAGCTGACCATCGCTGGCTACACGTCGATGGTATGTCGCCGGCGCACGTTCTTCAGCTACGACGAGGACATCGAGGGCGGCGGGCGAGCCCAGCACGTGGGCGGGACCTACCTGATTATGGCGACATGACATCTTCACGTAGACGACTCTAGGCGTTACGCTACGCGGCGAGGAGGGGAACAGTGTTCATCGCGAAGGTCGGACTGAACTGGCTAGACCCCCGGACGGGACGTCCGGTGCGGGTCGAAGTCGGCGACCGCTGTGAACCGCCCGAGAAGTCCCAGAAGTGGCTTCTGGAGCAGGGACTCATCGAACCCGTGAAGCCCAAGCAGAAGGGCGCTGACTGATGGCGTTTATCCATGGCTCCAAGGCCAACGTCTACCTCAATGGCTACGACCTGACCCTGTTCTTCCGCTCGGCCAATATCGGTCGGACAGCGGACATGGCGGAGTCGTCTGCGTTCCAGACCGGCGCCAAGTCCTACGTCGCCGGCATGAACGATGCGACCTGCTCGATGGAGGGGCTGTACGACGGCTCCGCGGCGGCCATCGACGAGCGCCTCGAAGCCATCTTGGCCGCGACCACCAAGCCAATCCTCAATGTCGGCCTCGGGGTCGAGGCCGTGGGAACGGTCGCCCACGCGATGGAGTGCGATGAGTCGTCCCTCGACGTCGAGGCATCGACCGACGACGTGGCGATGATTACGACCGAGTTCCAGTCCAGCTCGGGCGCAGAGCGACTCCTCGTCCACAAGCCGCTCACGGTCATCACGACCGCCAACGATGGCAACGGCACTGCCATCGACAACGGGGCGGCCACGACGGCCGGCGGCGTCGGCTACCTGCATGTCACGGCTGCATCAGGCGGAGGAACCTTGACGGTCAAGGTCCAGCATTCCGTCGATGATGCCGTGTACGCAGACCTCATCACCTTCACTCCATCGACGGCCATCGGGGCCGAACGAGTCGTGGTCACCGGCACGGTCAATCGCTACACGCGAGCGAGCGATGCCATCGACACCGGCTCACAGACTTACGTCATGGCGTTCGGTCGCAAGACGTTCTAGCAAGAGAGGGGACATCCGGTGGCGTTCACGCATGGTAGTAAGGCGACATTCCATCTCGACGACTCTGGGGCCACGCTGCGCGACATCTCGCTGTACCTGACCAGCGCCGGGCTCCAGCGGCTGGCAGACATGGCCGAGACGAGCGCGCTCGGGACCACGGCCAAGACCTACATCCCGGGCATGACGGACGGGACCATTCCGCTCGAAGGCGCGTTCGACCCGACGGTGGACGGCTACCTCTCGGGCGTGCTCGGCTTCGAGACGCCGCTGAACTTCGCGTTCTACCCGGCCGGCGAGCCGGTCGGCGCGACCAAGCCGAAGTATTCTGGCGTGTGCCACCTCACCAGCTACGACATCGAGACGGGCACGGACGACGCCGCCCGCATCTCGGGCGAGCTTCA